TATTACCTCTTGGTGGTATTTTATCTCCTGCAAGAAAAGGTTTTACATATGTTTTATATGCATTCCATAAATCTAGTGGGTCTTCTGTTCCAAAACTTTTTGGATTGTTTGCAATTCTATCTACATAGTGTGCTGTAAAAGATATATTAAAATCTAAATCTTTAAGTTTTCTTTCAAATGCTCCTTTTGATAATGATGCCATATTTTCTTTTTCAAAAAATGATTCAAGCGTTTCATCAGGAGAACCATCTTCTTTATAAAAGCTAGCTGAATTTATTTGAAACAAACCATAATCTTTTGATTTATTTGGATTTGTATTTACAGCAAGGCTATTTAGATTTGATTCATAGTATGCTGTCATAACTAATGCAGGTATTAGTTTCTCATCTACACCTGCTTCTCTAAGTTTTGTAACTATTTCTTTTGTATCAACCTTCATGTTCCAAGACCTCCTACTACATTTAGTGCAGTATTAAATGCTCTTGACCTAGATTTCATTTCTCTTTCTTTCTCACCCTCTTGAAGTTCTGCTGCATATCCACCAATAGAATTTATTTTATTTTCAAACCTTTGATTTGCAAGTGATGTAATAAGTCCTTGTATAGCCTCAGGACTACTTATATCTCCTGGTCTAGCTGTAAATTGCTGTGGTGATTCTAAAGAGTAAACACCTTGAGGCAGACCACCTTTTAATCTAATTTCTTCCATCTTTAATGATTCTACTTGCGCATCTTTTCTTGATTGTTCTCTTTCATTAAGCATTTCAAGAACAATGTTAGACGCTTCCTCTACGGCTGCTGAATAATATCTACCCATCATGGCTCTTTCGCCAGTTCTTATTTTTCTTCCTAATATTCCTTCTGCTGCAGTTTCTCCATACAAAGCAGCAAACTCAGGAAATAAATTAATAGATTCATCTATAGCTATCGATACAGCATCTTGTCCTGCATCTTTTGCAACTTCAGATAAAAAGAAATCTCTTATATCAGAAGCTACGGCAGGAGCTTGACCTGAAGCTGCTGTCTGTAAAACAAAACTAGAGTTCAAAGTTGTGTTAGTTCTTCCTTGTTGATTGTGCAAACTCATAGCTTTTGCTATTGCATTTTGTGTTCTTGGGTCAAGAACACCTGCGCTAAAACTTCCTGGTGCTAAATAATTTGCTTCAACTAATGCGACTTGCACACTAGTAAGTTCCTCAGGTGACATTCCATTAAATAGTCCATATTCAAAACCGTTTAAATATAAAGGTACAGCTTCAGGACTTGTAGATGGTAATATTGTACCTGTATCTATACCAAGAAATGGTAAAGAGCTTGGAGACAATCCATAAAGACCTAGTGTGTCAAGAAGTTCATCATCAACTGCACCTGCTTGTACTTGCTCTTCAAGATATGCTTTTTGTTGTTCTTGAATAGATAATGGTTTTTCTCCTGCGAGAATATTTGTTTTTCTAAGAGTTTCAATCTCTTCTATTCTTTCTTCTCTTGTTTCCGATTCAATATAATTTGAAAAATCTGTTTTCTTTGTATCTTCAGGTGAAAATGCTTGTCCTGTAACTCCTGCAAGAAAAGGCTCTATGAAGCCTTCACCCTCTTCAGGATTCTGTAAAGCATCTAAAACTAAAGGTTGTGCTACTGCAGAAAACTCACCTGGTTGTGATTGACCCAATGCCATAATAAATTTTCTAAAATTCGCTGCATTTATACCAGTAATTAATCCTGAAGTTTCAAGAAAAAACTCTAAAAAAGCTACAGTGCTTTCTATTTCTTCTATAACACCATTTTTTATTGCATTACCTATTTGATTTATAAATTGTCCTGCTTGGTACGCTTTAAGTTCTTCTTCTGTCATCAAAATCCTGCTTGTCTATCTTCTGCGGGGTCTTCTCTAAGTTCTCTTGATAATATATTAACCCATAAATGGTAGAAATCAGGGTGTTCTTTCAATAAAACATCCTCTGCATATCTTCTTAAATATTCTCTTTGAGCAAACAAATCATCAGATTGTATAGTTATATTACTTCTAATATTTCTTTTACCCCAATCTATAACTTTATCATATGCTTCTAAATATTTTGCAAGCCCTTGACCTGAATCAGAACTAGCTAAAACAGAATTATTTTCCCATGTTCTTAGCTCTCTAAGTTGAGTTTCATAGTTTATTGTTCCTGGTAATCCTAAACTTTCCCTAAATCCTGGTAATGTCTCAATTAAATATATTTCTATTTCTTTAAGTATTTGTCTTCTTACAGTTGAGCTAACACCAAAATAGTTTGCATCATTTAATAAATCTCTTCTCTTTGCTTCATAAATAAATCTACCTTTTGCATTCATTATTTCTGCTGCAACCTGGTCTGTAGTAAGAGATACTCTATCTCCCTCTGTAAATGCTTTCCAATATGATGCAACATCAAACTCATCTAATGGATTGTCAGGATTGTGATAGTAAGCAGTATGTGGAGCATATTCATATACTTCTTTATTTTCTGCCATGTATGCAGAACCCTCTGCTGTATATGGAGTTCTTTTAACTGTTTTTGATTTTCTTTGTAATAATGCGAAAGGTTCAAATCCAAAAGTATTTATAAACTCTTTTGTTGCTTCAAAAGAATCGCCTTTGTATTTTCGTAACATTCCATAATACACATCGGTAAAGACAGAAAATCCAAACATTGCTGCTCCATCTTCTCCTGGTGGAAAATCTCTTATATCTAAAGATAATTCTTTTTGTATTTCATCTGTCAAAAATTCTTCAGGTACTTGTTTGTAATATCTAACTGTTCCTCCTGTAGGAGCAGCAAAAGCTAAACCTGCCTGTATAAGAGTAATTAATGTTGCAGTTTTTTCTGCTGATTTTACTGCTTGTCTTCTTTCTTCTGTTGTAGAAAACTTAGCCTGACCTGAAAGAACCCTTGCTTTTAATATATCAGAAGATACATTTGCAAATAATCTTCTATACTGTGGGTCTCCATCATCACCAAGTGTCAATACTTTTTTATACCATGTAGGCAAAGCAGCTTGCAAAGGTCCAACATTTGCAGGCTCTCCTAATGGAAATATTACTTTTTTAAGTGATTGAAACCTCGATGTATCAGGAAGATATGACGCAGGTAGTTGCACTACAGGACCAAATCCTGGTAAGACACTTTGTCCTATCAAGTTTAGCCCTGTAGTGTAACCAACTAAGTTTGCTCGTATTCCTGATTCTTCATCTACAATTTCATTACTAAGACCTTCTGAAAATGGAAAATTAAATACCTCTTCTCCTGTTACAGGGTCAGTTGTAAAGAATCCATTTTCTTGTGCTTTATTTACAAGTAATTCTGCTCTTCTTAATTTTTGTGGATTAGTTGCTACAAGTCGTCCCCATGTTCCTATAACTTCTTTATAAACTTCTGCGAATGGAAACATCAACCTTGTTGCATCTGCAAACTGTGAACGTTTATTTAATTGATAAAGAAGTCTTCTTGTTTCTTCTAAAGCAAATGCTTTTGCTATTTCATCTGCAGTTCTTTGACTTATCTTTAAATTATCATCAACAATAGATGTCACAGACTCTAATCTTTTAATATAATTTTTATCAAGGTTATTTTTCTTTGCTTGCTTTATAGCAGTTTGCAAAGCATTTTCTGTAAGAGAAGGTGCCATTTTTTCTATCTTGTCAAAATAAAACTGTCTAAATGCAGGAGACCTTGATAATTTATTTGTTGGTGTAGAACCAAATATTCTAAATACAGATGAAACAACTTCATCGTATTTACTTAATAAACTTGAATCTATTTCTGTTTTAGATATTTTTACAAAGTTTGGTCTATTGAATGGAACGTTTTGATTATCCCAAGATTTTAATTTAGAACCTAAAGTTTGTTTTACATAATTGTATGCACCTTTAAAATCTTTTTCTAATGCTGTAAGATTTACATTTCTTCCTGCAACCTCTGCTTTACCTGTTGCAATCAAGTCAATAATTTCTTTATCACCTTCTTGTAATATTCTAAATCTTGGAACTAAATTTTGAAACTCACTTGGTATTGCTTCACCTGTTTTAATAATAAATTCTGTTCCATCAGGTCTTACAAAATATTTTTCATACTTACCTCCTGCAAGTCCATGTAATCTTGCTTGTAAAGATTCTAAGTATGCCCTTACACCTTCAGTTGATTCTGTAATTCTAGCTTTTTGAACATATGATGTTTCATCTGCTAGTTCAACAAAATCATCAAGTAATGGTTTTAAATCACCTTTATAAGCTGCATTAACTAAATCATCGAGTGTCGCATATGTGCTTTTTGAATTTGTTATTGTCTGTGCAAGTTCTCTTATTAAAACATCATTATGAAGTAAAGATAATTCTAAAACATATCCATCTAAATATTTTTTATTATTTCTTCCTATGACTTGGAATACATTATCTCTTTTTGGTTGTAACCCACCTATTGAAACTGATTTACCTCTTGCCATCGCATTTTTAAAAGATATATCCATAAGAAACTCATTGCCAAGAATATCTTCCATTCCTCTTCTTTTTACTCCAGGAATCTTTGCTAAAACATTTTCTACTTTTCCAACATACTTTCCTGTAGATGGTGTTCCAATAACCCAAGCTAGATGTGATATAGGATGTGAAAATACACTTGTTAAATCAGCACCCCACATTCTTGCTTGTTCTTCTCCTACAACTCTTGTAGTCCATGCAGCTCTAAGTAGAATAAATGGCTTCCATAATGCTTGCATATATGTATCAGCAAGTTGTGTCAAAGCACCTTCTGTAATATTTTGTCCTGCTTCATCAACACCATAAAATAATTTGGACAAATTTCTTACAACAAAGTTTGCATCTTCTGATTGTGCCTTTGCAAAATTTTCAAATGTTAAATCTTTTCCTGTAAGTTTTCTAAATCCTATAAGTCTCCAAAATGCATTTCTAGTATTACCTGTAATTCTTGCTAAATCTCTTCCTCCAGGTAAAAATATATTCCCTCCAAAATACTCAGCAAAAATATGAGCAGTTGGTTGTATTTGTATTTTTCCGTCAACAATAATATCTGATTTTGCACCTAAAAATATTTCAGGATTTCCCATCTCATCGTGAAAATAATCTCTCATTTTAGAAGTATCTGCTTCAAACTTTTCAAAAGCTCTTCCTACATAATTATCTCCAAGCACTTCATCAACTTGTGGAAATACATCGTCATTTAAAAATTTAAAAACTTTAGAAACAATTCCATAACTAGGTATAGCTTCATTTGGATTTGCACCTTTACCTTTTACTTCTGCACTTATGTCTATAAACTTTCTAAGTAAATCGTCTTGTATATCTGCATTAATACCAACACCATCCATAAATTGATTTAGTTGGTCGTAAGCATCATCAAGATTTTTTACATTTAGATTGACTGGTGGTAAGTCACCCATCATTTTAAGAATTGGTGTATCTTCCCATCTTTTTCTCACAACTGCTTTTACTCCAAAAGGTGATAACCCTGTACCATTATCAAATGCTTTTGCTAATGTTGTAGAAAATTTTCCATTAAATAATGCTGATGTAGGGTCAAGTCTTTCTGTAATTAAACCTTTACCTTGTAATACATCTGTTTCTCTTCTAAATAAATTTGCTACTTCCTCTGCTGTGTTCGCATCAGCTATTTCTCTATAAAATTCATTAGGTATAGCATCAGAACTTTTTCTAAACATATTTGTTATATTTTTTACATTATTTTCTTTTGCCATAGCTTCAGCAATATTTTTACCTGGACCACGTAAAAAATAATCATCTACTGTTGGTTGATGTACTGTTTTTCTAATTGCTTTATCAATTAAACCAACTCCTTCAAGTGATTCACCAGTCTTGAATGTTTTCTTAATCTTTCCTGCTTTTGCTATTCCTGCACCAATAAAATTTAATGGGTCTAATCCAACTGTTGCTGCAAAGTCTATAGCACCTGACATTGTATTGAATGCTTTAGTACCAGGTTCAAATACATTCACTGCTGCAACTGTTCCAGGTGAAATAATATAACCATCTCTTTGCAGTTCTCTTGTTACATCAGCTCTTTCTTCAATAGTTATAGGTGTACCAAGTTGTTCATTTATTATTTGCCTTGCAGAATTTATTACATCTTCATCATCAGTAGAATCAACAATAGCTTGAAATATATCAAGATTTTCTGCTGTATTTGAGTTTCCAAAAAATCCTGCACCTAAATTTACAGGTCTTCCTTCTTTTAACTCATTGATTGCTCTTTTAAAAACAGTAGGTCCTAATTCTTCTTTATTTCTTTTGTATGATTGATAAAAAGATTCTTGACCTTCATCTCTTGTAAATGGGTCTGTCAGATATCCAAGCAAAGGTCCTGCATATGCAAGAATAGGATTTAAACCTCTTTCATCAAATGTTTCTGCTGCAGCTTGAAAAGGTCTTTTGATAACAGCTTCTGCTAAAGAATCTGCACCAACAAAAGCAGTTCTCACAAAACCTCTCGCTGCGTCTCTTACTCTTTTACCTAATTTTCCTTGTTGTTCTAAATATGAGTCAACCACAGTTTTAATTTCAGGAGCTTGCAATGATAACTCCTTAAGACCTGCAGCTATGATTCCTCCGCTTGGCATAAAGCCACCATATTGTGATGAAAGATTAGCTACAGAAAAACCTTGTGATTGATTGATTTGATTTTTTAAAATCTGTGTTTGTTTTTTTTCTTCCTCAAAATTATTTATTTGACGAAGTTCATCATCAGGGTCTACCCAGTATTGTGAAAATCTGACCATGTAAACTCCTTAATTGTATCTACCAGTTGCAGATTGTTGTTTATCTAACTCACTTTGTACTAATGCAAGAGTATCAACATCAGGATATGCATTATATAAAGCTCTAAGTGTTGCAAGTTTATCAACTGCAACATCTCTTTCTAACTGAGCTGAATCTTCTAATGCACTTATGTTTGGTCTCTCTGTTGGTCTTGCTAATGGTACAACATCGTTATTTTGTGCTATCTCCCTATCTACCTGTTCAACCTGAGGAACATCAACTGGTTCTTCTCTAGCCACAGGAAATGTTCTTACTAACTCTTGGTTTCTTGCTCTCTCTAAATCTTCTCCACCACCAACTAAATCAGATGGTGATATTTGGTCTTTACCTGGGTCATAATTTAATCTATCTCTACCCCGCGTCATATTCCTCCTTAATAATTACTAAATCAATTCTAACACCTGGAAACTTAGCTAATGTTATTGCCTCCATAGAAACTGATTGTGCATCTTCATCAATGTTATCAAAGATATAATTTTGATATTCAGGATATTCATTTAAGATAATATCTAAAAATCTTTCGTTAGTATAATCATCCACTTTGACCTGCAGCAATCTGCGCAAATACATCTTGAATATTTGTTGGACCTTGACCTTGTACAGCTCCTTGTTGTGCTTGTGCAACTTGTTGTTGCTGCTGTTGTTGTGCTTCTTCAACAAAGAATGTTTCAAGAATATTATCAATTCTGTTTGGATTTCTATAAATTTCACTTATTGCAGATATAGCTTGTGCATCACCTTGTTGTGACCTAGCTAGTAATGATTCGAACAAAACTCTTTCTGCTCTTTCTTTTGTAATACGGTCATTTATTTTTGTTAAGTCTTGTAGTCCATCCATTTCTTCTTGCATAGTTTGTCTATCTATAATTCCTGCTTGAAGAAGTTGCAATCCAGTTATTATTTTTTGTGGTTCATCAAAACCTGCCATAGTTCCATAAACTCTTGATGTTTTGTAATTTTTATTAATATCAGTTCCAGGAGTATAATTTTCTGAAAAAGCAGCGCCACGTATATAACCTGATAATGGTTTTCTTGTTTTAGAAAATAAAACCTCATCAAGTTCTAGTCTTTTATAATCAACTTCTTCTAATGCTTTTGATAGTACAGATTGATATTCTCTAACCATAAGGGATACACCACTTTGTAATTCTTCTAATCCTCTGCCTGTAACAAAAGAGTTTGGAGATATAGCATCATCTTGTACAGGGTATCCTGCAACTACACGGAGATGTCTTTCTATTCTTCCTACTTGCTCAAATAATTGATACGGTAAATTATTTACTGGTTTTACAACTTGTGAACCTGGAGTCAAATAGTTTACTGCAAATCTACCTTTTCTATATTGTCCTGATTCTATTTCGCCAACAACATTAGTTTCAGTAAATACTGCATCTTCCATAGCTATAACAGACATAATATTTATTTTTGCCATTGCTGCCATAAGACCTATTGTTTGGTCAAATTGTCCTTGTAGTTGGTCAAAAGAATATCTTTTAGCTACTACAAATGCAGGACCTGATTTCAATGGATTTGGTACAAAATCTACAATTTTGCCTGAACCTATATGTACTACGTATGTTCCTTCGATATTCATGTATTCAATAATATTTCCACCTGAATCATTTGAGTTTTCCCATGACCCATCTTCATAATCTTGATATGAAAAAGTTGTATATGCTTTTACTGTTTCTTTGTTTTGATTTGCTTCAGGGTCAGCATAGTAAGATTTAAGTTCAGGGTACAAAGATATTAATTCATTTACTGGTACTTTACGTACTGTAACTAATTCCTCAGGCATTTGATTTGCACCATAATATCCTGGGTAGCAATCATAAGGGTCTCTTAGTTCTGCAACTGGGTATTGATTTCCATCTGCATCTTGTTTTGTTGTAATAATAAATACTGCAAAACCATAACCTGGAAGCCATCTAGCTACTTGAGGTAATTGTCCTTTCAGATTTTGCATAGAATCAAAAGAAGTAATAATTCTTTCAAGTTTTTCTTTCTTTCTTTTAGACCTTTCTGAATCTCTTGGATTTGTTAAATCGACTCTTAAATTAGGAACTCTACCTAACTTTTGTGCAAGTCTATCTAATCCTGACATAAGTAAGTTTGGAGCAGGAAGTAAAGAATCATCCATCATATCTAGTGATGTACCTAGTAATGCTCGTATTCCATCAGCACCACCATTCATAATTGACCTAAATCTTGCCCTATCAGTAAGAGCATTTTTATGCATATTTCTGAGGTTTACAGCTCTATCTACAATATCGTTTACTAACATTTATCTCCAAGGTACGTCATTCCAAGACGTAGCATCAAATCCATCAAAAGATGGTTTATATTCTACCATCATATCATCAAAACGGGCAGTTTGTAACCTTCTAATAACTTTCATAGGAAACCAAGATGCCATAACAATATCTGATTTATAAGCTCTACCTTTGCTTGCAAAGAATGTAAGTTGTTTCCTATACAAATCTGATTTAACTTTTGCGTTTATGGACTTGTAAGGAAGTATTATTTTTTCATCATCGAACAAACTAGTCATTGCTGTGACACCAAATTTAGAATCCCATTTATTTTTTGATTGTGTCTGATGTCCTTCATGAATTATTCCATTTGTAGCACAATATTCTTTTAGTTCTGTATCTTGTCTAATAGCTCTTTGAAACGCATTTTCTTCTATTACCCAGTGATAACAGCCATACATTTCATTCCATTCTTTTATAATACGCAATGCCTCTTTTATTCCTCCACCTTTGTTATTTTCTAAATCAATCATTTGCATTCTTATAGATTCTGTATCATAGATTGCCCATAAAAAAGCTGCTTGATAGCCTGTAGCAGCAGGGTCAAGACCTGCAACCAAGTATGCTGATTCTTTTAATTCACCAATATCTATTGAAGTGTCATAACATTTTTGTATAGATTCAGGATTAAATATAGATTGACCTTTAGGCATAGCTCTATTTAGATAAACCATTTCATATACATGTACACCACCTGTGGTAGCAGATGCTTCTTTTTGTTGATATAACCATTGGTAATCACGTTTTTTGTTCCACAACATACAATCTTCATGTAATTCAAAATCATCAGGGTCATCTACACAATCATCAGAATGTGCTTGTTCTACTATATGCTCCCAAGCATTGTTATCTAATAATGAATTATATAAATCATCTGCATGTTGTCTTGAACCTATTACAACAACAGATGTATGTGATTCAACACGAGATGATAAAGTTGTTGTCCACCATCTTTTTGTTGCTGCTCTACCTGATGGTTGTGCTGTAGAACCAAAATCCTCTATGTCATCTGCAATAATTAAATCACAGTCTCTTGATAAAATCTTACCACCCTTGCCTACGGCAACCATTGTAGGCGATTTAATACCTGTAACTGTTCTTGTGGATACAGAAAATGCTGTTTGCGACCAATTCTTGCCTGACCTACTCTTTGGTCTAAAGGTTATTCCAGGTCCACAAAAATCCTCTATAAGTTGTTGATTACTGTCTAGGTGTTCAAGTACAGAACCAACAGCGTTTTTTGCAATATCCTCATTTCCACCAACCCACATTATCCTTACATTTGGATTTTTACATATCTGCCATATAGCAAAATGTATAAGTAGTTCTGTCTTGCCATGACGTGGAGGACTCAGTATCATAAGGTTTCCACCTTCCTCTATGTTTTTTTGTATAGACATTACCCATTTATCTTGGAAATCAGGTGTTTCATATTTTACACCTTGTTCTGTTTTAAAATATCTATCCCTAAATTTTTTAAAACTCTTAAGAGATTTGATAGCCTCTTTAGGTGTTGTCCAATCCTCACGTCTTGTTTTTGTTTCTTCATCTTCAATATATGCTGAATACATGCGAGATACCTGTGCAGAACTTATTTTGAACAAATTTGCAACTTCTTTTGCTGATATATCACCTAGCAACATTTCACCTGCATATCCCTCTTCAACAAATTTATCATAATATGCACCTTTTCTTGTTGTAGAATTTTGTATTATCTTGTTTGGTTTTATATCAACATTTTCTTTGCCATGCATAGCAATTTGATTTTGCACATATCTTTGATGTTGTTTTGAGCAATATCTTCTTTGTCTACCTTTTAAAATAGTTTTACATGTAGGGTGTACACAAACTAAGTTTTTTTCTACCACTTTACTCTGTTTGCCCAATAGGCAGCAGACATTTTACCTTTAGCAATGTTTTTTCTATGCCTAGCCTTGAAAGATTTTCTTTTTGCTTTTGACCTTGCATCTTGTTTCTTACCTGCAGTCTTTGCACCTTGTTGTCCGAATCTAATTAATTTAAGATTATGTCCTTCTTGTGCCAAAACTATATGAGATTTTGTAGGGTGCTTAGGAGTTCTTTTAGGTTTATTCACTCCTGATAAATTATGTTTCTTTAATAAATTTTTTTTTCTTGCTGTGTTATGTGCCATAATTATTTCTTTTCTACAATTTTCCACGCACCATAATTAACAAATAAAATAATGCTAATAATAATTACTACATCAATCATTTCTTTATTTTCTTAATTTTTCCATTCTTGGTCCGTGCAAATTTGTGTGTCTTGGTTTCTCTAATAAGAGTTCCATAATATCTTTTACCACCAAACATCCAACTAACTTGCTTTGCCATTATTGTTTTGGCTTACGTTTACTGTTCTGTCTTAATTTTTTAAAATCAGCTCCAGTAATTTTATCAAAAGGTGGTGCTACTCTCGCAATCTTTTTTTGTGCTTCTGAGTATTGACCATTTGTCTTTGGCATTACTTACCTACTTTCTTTTGTGCATTAACATGTGCTTTGCTAAAGCTAGTTCCTCTTTTCATAGAGTTTACCATATATGCAATGTGTTTTTTGGTATGATGCTTTGAATGTTTCTTGAGAGTATCTTGTTGTCTTTTAGTAAGTTTGGAAACATCAACTCCTTTGACTTTAACCATCTTCACTTCTTCCTCCTTCTTTTCTTAGTAGCTCTTGATTTTTGAACAGCTTTCAAATCTATATATCGACCTTCTTTATATGCCTTAGATGTTCTTTTAATCTCAGCCGCAACCTGTGATTTAGGATTCTTTTTATTCTTAAGATATTTAGCAGGAACACCCTTCTCATACTTAACCTTTCGTTTACTTTTTTTTCTTGGCACGACTTCCTCGTTTTATGTCATTATCTTGAGAATGACCACCCCTAATAAAACTATTAACTCTCCCCATAGCCCAAGCAGCCATGGAAGCTGACCTAGAACCTGATGATAAATATGCTCCCTGTCCTCGCCTATATACTCTTGCAAGTTGTCCGTATGTGTATTTTGAATTTGCTGCCTTCTTTCTTAATGTAGCTTGAGTTTTAGCGCTCAAAGGTTTTCTTTTAGGTTTCTTCTTTGGTGCCATTATTCCTCCTCTAATTTTTTTAGTTCATTCATAAATTGCATATTAGTATTATAGTCAGAAACAAATTTTTCTATCAACGCATCTATTTTTGATACATTGTGTTTTTTATTAATAAGTTTAGAGCCACAAGCCTCTGACAAATCTATCGCCCATGATTTTAAATCATCAGGTGTTCTAAATATATTTGGTTGATTTTTTATGGACATGTCCACCTCCTTGTCATTAGTGAGATACCTTAGTATCCCCTTCTAGGCATTCTTTTCTTTTTTTTCTTGCCTGGCATCGAGTCTCCTTCCATATCTTTTATTGTACTCTGTACAACCAAGATTACCACAGAATCTATATCCACCTTTTATTTTAAATGGATTATGACATGACTTGCATGTCGTTATTTTTCTCATGTAATTTTATTCTACATGATGTTCGCCACCGTATTTGCAATTACAGATACTTACCCTTGTGTATCCATTAGGATGCAAAAAACTCCTACAATTATTTTTTTTAATATCTAGCTCATCATCCAAATCATCAAGTATTACTTCATCTGTGTACATATCTATCCTACGGTTCAATCATTATACATTCGCCAGGACACTCCTCAGCAGATTCAATGACCGCCTCCTCTTGTCCCTTGGGGACTAGTGCTATGCCCTCGGCACCACCAACATTTCCATCCTCTTCTGAAAATATCTTGTCTCCCTCCTTGACATAATAGAGACCATCATCTTTCCCAATAAATACATCAGGACATATCTCCTCGCATAGTCCATCTCCTGTACATAAATCCTGGTCAATCCATACTTTCATTTTGTAAAACCTTATCTACTATCAACATACTAACAGTAATCACTTTTACAAGTTTTGTCTCCATCATGTCTTTCTTTGGTATGAGTATTGAGCGCGAAAAAAATTTTTTGTTTTCTGTCTTGACCTTCTTGTGTTTGTCATTCATCAACCAATAAACTATATAGGGATTTAGTTTTTCAGGTTCCCAATAATAAACAAGGTTAGTTGGATGTTGCCAGTAGAACATGTAGTCAGGAAAAGTCTTCATCTGACATCCTATAGTTTTGAATCCTGTACGGTATTCAATCATATACTCAAGTGCAAAATTTTCTGTATCTTTCATCTGTGTATCTGTCTTTACTTCTACATACTTGTAATTTAATTCATTGTTCATTACAAAAAGGTCCGCACCTTTTATCTGTTCTTCTAGTTTTGTTTCTCTAGTGATGTAGATACGTTTATCGTCAGCAGTTCGTTGAGCATTGTAATATGCTCTGATTAAATTTTCTCCTAGTTTCCCTACGTTGTAATCTGTATGGAAATCATGTATAGTTCCCATTAGATGAAATAATAACCACATTATTTTTATACTTGTGTTATTCTTTAATCAACAAACACAATGTTGAGATTGGTTACAGGTAAAGCGGGTATCGGGCGCACGAAAGCTGCTTACTATCGAGAGATAGGATAGGGATTACCTCAAGAGCAGTACCCGAGGACCACATCATCAATTTTGTAAAGCCGACCACTATATATGCCCGCGCACGCACGAAAGAACCCAAACATCATCGCCATTAAAGAAAGAAGGATTTTTAACATAAACACTAGTCACTATATCTAGTATATGATAAAATACTACAAGAGCTAGTATGTCTCAACAGAACAACTAGATATGGTATATCACCATATTTTAAACCCTAATGTAACCTGTAACTAGCTCTATTTATGTACAAATTACCATTAATATACTTAGTACTTACAGTACATATACACGGTGTGCCACATTAAACTCAGGTCATGCGCACGCGACTATGTAACATCACCGTATACACAATATATAGTATGTATTAGTATAGTTATGCACACATATGAGCGTTACCACACATATACGTAATACAGGTATTTATTTTATTTACAAACACCACCCCCCTGTATTTACATCACAAAGTTCTATACAATCTACACTATTCATTACATCAAGACTTAAGAACTTATACCAAAATATTTCGTCACTACGCTCCACGTATTCGCTAGGCTCCTCAATATATTTATATTCGTTCTAATAGATATATCTTTACAGATATATATCTACCGTCTTTCAGTAATTCATAGATATAATTTATTATTCAGTCGTGCCGACTAGGTACAAGCCTAGTCGCTCTTTCCGTGCCGAACGAGTACGCACTATTCATCGAATAAATTATCTATGTAGAAATACATAATATAAATACATATCTCTACTAGAGTACGAGATATGTACAAGCGTACATACACGAATGAAAGGTGGTATACAATGCCAAAGTATCCAACAGGTACATACATACCTGAGACTCCAGTAGGGACAAGAAGTCCACTTACAAAAGTAAAAGGACTAGAACACTGTTCTATACAAACCTACATGAGACAAACTAAAAATGCAGATGGTGTCTACAAGAGACGTTACAACGTCTACTTGATAGATACAGAGCAAAACAAAGCTACTCCTCTCTACGAGTGGGACGCTATGTGGCGCAGTGCAACTCCCGATGTAATCAAAAATCTCATCTTGCAGAGACAAGAAGAGCTAAAGGTAACTAGCTCGGGAAAAGTCAAAGGCTCTCTGACTTCAAAGAAAATCAAAACAATGAACAACTCATTGGAGAAATACTTGAGTTAGCAGAGCAAGAACTCATCGAACTAGAACTAAACTGTATTACACAGTCAAGCGATATGCACATCCTAGATGTTATGAACGGTCTACAAGATTGTATCTGTTCTGAAAAATATATCGATGACTTAAATATATCAGCTAAGTATCTAGTCTAAATAATTAAACTTTACGGGTTCACGCCCGTAAAGTTTTTTTTATGCTAACAAATAATTCACACGTGTTACCACATTCAGTCAATACACACACACGGTTACCACAGCCAGTCAATCAAATCAACTTATAAACCATCATCAACCATACGTGAAGAATCGAAACTAGATTGTTTGGCAAGCACTTTTGTTTTGGCAAAGGAGGTGTACATGAGTGCAAAAAATCAGAGGCGTGGTTCAATACCACGTATGAAGACACAGGTCGAGGTTGACTTTGTAAGTGCTGATGCGAGACACATGAGAGCTACAAAGACTATCACTCGTACCGAGATACCGAACCTATCAGGTATGCGTATCGAACATCAAGAGATTAACCACAGTCAGCGCCCTAGCTGTACTCTGTGTGGTAAACACATGAAGATGTACGGTATGTGTAGAGACTGCAAAGAAACTACCAAGCATGTGGAATTGCAAGAGCGTAGAGATTTGTTGCAGGACGAGGTAACTGACAAAGTCAGAGATGGCTCTTATCGATACGTGAAGAGGTTCGACCATAATATAGAGAAAGGTTGTTGCCCTCAACATGCAGACTTGTTTGTGAACTACCATGCATGTGGCATGGCGATACCTAGTGGATTACAAGATTGTGAGGTGTGCTAATGCATGTATGTTATAAATTTGAATTATATTATGACGGTGTGTACAGATGTACAAGTTGTGTTAGTAAAAGAAAAGAGGAGGAATAATGTATGAGTGTGTTTGGTGTGGAACTACAAATATAAAAATAACAATGGAAAATAATACTATTTGTTTAGATTGTAATAATGTTAATCAAATAAGTACAAGGGAGGAATAATGAATACACAATTAACAATGATACAGTTCAAACAAAGGACAGGTGAACATGATTTCACTATGCAATATTACTATCCAACAAGCTGGGTAGAAAAAACTAGTGATGAAAATATATTAAAGGAATTCTTTAATCCTTCTATATTTGATAATGGAACTTTAGGCTATGAAGAATACTGGAACGGTGAAACAGCAGTATCTATCGTAGGCTCAAGGGAATTACCTTTAGACATAGATACAGAGTTCTTAGCTTCTATATGGATTTATGGAGAAACAGAAGAACCAAAACCACTAGAGGAGGAATAATGGCTAACGGTACAGACATACCACAAGAGGCACATGATACGTACAAGGACATTGTGAATACATTTCACAATTGGTTACGTGCATATGAGAAAGATGAATTAAGTTACTCGGAGGAAACTCTTGAGGAGATTGAGTCAAGCGTGTACGGAATACGTGTGTATAAAACATTGGAGCTACAACTCGCAGGTGGTGGTCCTGATTACAGGATACTTTGTGACATAGACAAAAACGGTCACATCTCAAACATACGTTTCAAGTATGCATGGTGGAGCGCACCGTTTATTATCGAAGTTGACAACTACGATGACGAGATGTTGTTCAAGTGGTTCATACACAGATACATGGGTGACATACAAGATTTTTTAAAACATGGTGTAAATTCGATTTAGCCAAAGCAAATAAGCTATCTACAAGTAGGAGTTAGTTATTAAAACATATGCCCTGTTTGACCTAACGACTGAACGTAGGTAGCTTGTAGCACATAGGTAAAATACGTTTGTAACCAGTCGCTATAAAATAAATACTGGGAAAACCTACTATGTGTTACAAGCTATCTATAAGCAACTAAAGAGCTAGGTTGTCGGTTCATAACCGACTACGGCACTAAAAACTAATTGCAGACCTTGTGTCCGAACTGTTGTTGTAGATAGCATGGAGAACGTGGCGTGGTATACGTACTAAACAACGATACCCCTTTCATTCAACCCTGCGTTCTCCGTGCTACCTACTGTGGACTAGCAATAGCTCACAACCATAACCCAAGTACTTAATCTCTTTCGTGCTTGGGTTGTGGGTAGCTTGTAGCACATAAGCCTCTCGCTCAGACTGGTCAAAGTATGATAACGAACCGAGGCATACACGAAGTTTGTGTGTTACAAGCTAAAGAAAGGAGCAATATGGATTACAAGTATGTAGTCAAAAATACGAAAGAAGTCTCAACAATCTACGAGTTTGTTACAGACAAGCAACTTAATCGTGAAGGCGTTCAAGCCACAATCATGAAGTTAGATGAAGATGACGATTGGAGCTTACAGACAACAAGTGTGAAGTTCAAAGACAAAGCAACTAACAAGTATCATAAAGCAAAAATCGTTGGTAAACCTGACAGTGAATGGGAGAACAGTGAGCAACGACTTGCCTTACTTGAGGGTGAGCTTTTTGGAGAGGAGGAATAATGAAAGATAAAAATATTGATTGGGAAAACTTTGAAGTTACATGGGTGGACTTGTTTGGTAACGAGGTAAAGAAAGATACGTACGACCTACGTTCACCTGAGGAGAAAAAGAATGTATAAAGTATATTACACATGTGGATTCTCTGAACTTTTACACAATGATGGATTTCACATGGATTACTGTGATACCTGTTCTCTAAGCATTCAAGAAAAACAACACAGAGTGTTCATGTTTGTATCTGTTGATGACAAGTGGGGGGACAGAACAGTTGAGTATGACGAGGGCTTTTATTGTTCACGTGAGTGTCTAATGCAACAAGTACAACAAGTAGGAATATACGGACCTGATGATAACACATTGTATGATTTTGCAAAGACAACGGAGTTGACAGCATGGAGCGATTAAAGATATTTGCAGTGTCTTATGTAGAAAACGGTGGCAGAAATTATTTGTTTTTTACAACCAAGAAAAGAGCTGAGGCACAGTTGGAAAGTTGGCGGCTCATGGACGAGGACGTTGACAGGGATTACATCTTTGAGTTGTATCCAAAAACAAAAGATGACTTATGTGAGATGTTACAGAAGTTCAACGATGACTCATGGGAGGAGGAATAATTACAAACAAAATAGAAATTTTCAAAGAGAGGTGGATAAGCATATCCAAAGATACGATGATTGTTCTCAATGATGAGGCACATGCTCAAGGGTATGACATGAAAATAAATCAAGATTATCTAGAGAACGTTGTATCTGCTGACATGCAGTTGACACTTACAATATCTTATCCACACAATACAGTTGGTGGACGCATGGGTCCTCCACACATGAGAACTTATTGGGCATACGGACTTTACATAGACGGGACACTAGAGCTATCGGACACAGACTTGTGTGTTGATATACCTCTATACATCTATGAATCGATAGATGATGTTCCAATGGGTAGAGAGTTTATGAGTGCAGAATATCTCACATTGAATGAAGAAGATGTAGTGGAGAATATGGAAACACTCGTAGAGGAAGCAATAGCAAGAATATTGGAGGAAGAATGATATATTACAAACGAGTACACATTGACATGTATGTTGATGTTAAAGGCACAGAGAAAGAAATATTCGAGGAGGTAAATGACATCATAAACCGTACAACCACTGAGTTTTCTTACGTTGATGTTTTGATGGAGGCTTCGTCATGGAGGAACATGTACACTGATGATGAAGCATACGCAGATAGTACAGACAACAAATACTACGAGTATCCATCGTATGAGTATCAAAACAAAATCTTATACGAGGAGGAATAGTGGATTGGAAAAATAAATTAGTAGTAAGATTACACGCCATATCACGTATGGTAAGTAATGACGAAATAACACAAGCAGAAGTCATTCGACTTCTAAGACTAACAAGCCATGAAGTGCAAACTGATTTGCTTGATAATCATATCAATGGCACAAGTATTGTCGTTGAGGAAAGGTAAATATGGAAACGAAACTAGCAACATACGTAACTCAAGATGTTATGTATGAGTTTACAATACAAGGGAAAGACCCAGGTATCATGTTCAACAATCCTGCAACAATGTCAGTTGAGAGTTCGGACATGCAGAAAGGTAAAAAGACATACGATGCTAATGAAGAGGCAGAGATGAGAACTTACCGAAACATAGATGGTAATCTATGTATCCCATCAACACAAGTGAGAGCTTCATTCCTTGAGGCTTCAAAGGTGTTCAAGGTAGGTAGAAGTAGTGCAAAGACAATACTCAACCACATTATCATTGAACCATTTGACTTGATTGAGTTGAAAGACGGGAAAGGTAAACCAATCACTGAGTACGAGCAAGACGCAAGAAGAGTTGTCGTGCAACGTTCAGGTATCATCAGGGTGCGACCTGTTGTAAAAGATTGGAACTTGTCATTCACAATCGTAGCTGACGCAGAAATCATGAATGCAACTTGGAAAGAACCAATGGACGCATTGATAAAGATTGTATCAGACGCAGGTAAGAAACAAGGTATCGGAGATTACAGACCACAGAAAGGTGGTAACTTTGGTAGATTCGATGTCGTTGATGCTAAAGAGATTGTATGACATCTCGCAAAGAAAAAATACAGGAACGTGTAATTGAGAATCAAGAAAAGTATCTCGCAGAATCAGGCGGCGAAGAATGGTTCGACATAGAGAAACTTGTCTTAGATGATTCAATCTACCCACGTAGAAACATATTAGCTACGAAAGTAAATGCATATTCTGACGCTATGAAACTAGGTCAGATATTTCCTGCTATCGCTGTTGAGAAAAGAGATGGTGTAGTCACAGGCAGGATACTTGATGGGTGGCACAGATACCATGCGTTACTCAAGCAGGGAGCAAAGAAAGTATCTGTACAATATCACGAGTGCATGAACGATATTGTTGCAGTAAGAAAATCATACATACTCAACAACTCTCATGGGTTGTCTTATTCAGCTATTGAGGTACAGGACTATGTCAAGACTGCAAGTGACTTGGGCATGGACATTGACATCATTGCAGATGACATCAACAAGCCTGTTAGAAAAGTTGAGAACATGATAAAGAACTTTGGCACTGCCAAAGACGGTAGCACTGTGTCTCTCAAGAGAGGTCTCAGACACTTGAAAGATACAGGAGTGATAACCAAGAAACAAGAAGCACTCAACAAATCATGGATAGGTACCAGTGCAACTGTGTACTCATCTTTGTTATTCAAATACCTAGACGCAGGTGCATACAAAACAGACGATACAAAGTTCATAAAATCTATGGACAAGTTGACAACAAAATGGCTAGAGGTTCGTAAGAATTTTTAGTGGAACGCATCGGCTCGGATTGGTTAGGCGGGCTATACACGGGTTCGGAGCGGAGGGCAAAGGTAAGGCACATTAAAGTTTTTTTGAGCTAAGCACAGGAGGACCGTGGTGGTGCAGGGTAAGGAAAGGTAAGCCTTATTTAAGTTTTTTTATTGGTATGGACAGGCGAGCATTGGAGGTGTCAGGTGCCGTATGCAGGGGATTGGAAAGGATAGGTAAGCACAATAAAGTTTTTTTATTGCTATGGATTGCATAGGTGCGTTGAGGTGAAGTGAGGAGTTGTAAGCAAAGGTTAGCCACAATAAAGTTTTTTTGTGCTAAGGAGCGGAGGTGTGAGGCATTGTAATGCGCGGAATGGAAAGCAAAGGTTACAAGAAAGGAGAATACATGAGTAAGTTATATTACTTAAAGTACACACAAGAAAGTGAAGCATACGTTGAGGCAGGAAGTCCTGAGGAAGCAGTAGAAAAGATTACTGAATATACTTCCAATGGTGGTTCAAACATGCATAATATCAGACTCAATGAGTGTGGATGGTGGGTAGAAGACGAGATTGGGGAACTAGAAGTGTTAGAAGATAACCACCCCAACACTCAGTTTGATACACATAAAGTTGGTGATTGGACATACCAACAACAAGATGGTTCGTCAGCAGAGTTTATTTATTATAACTAATTCACCTAGCGAACCACTAGGATAGTAGGGAGGTCAACACCTCGACCTCCTTACTTACATTTTTCGAAAACAACATTCGTTGTGAATTTTTTTTATTTTTTCTACTATCCCCTTTTTTTCGACTATACTACGCAGTATGGAAATCAAAGAGCTTATTGCACAAGCAGAAAAAAAATATCAATTTCCTGATTTTCTTCCTGCAGGAGCAGAAGAATTTAAACAAGCAATACAACAGGGACTACAAGAAGGGAAGATATACAGCTCATCTAAATTGACTGATATATTTCGCCATGAATTTAGTGTACCTGTGAGTTCAGCGACAATAAATAAATGGCTAAAAGAACAAAAGAACAAAAGTTAGCCGAACTTCTAGCAGAAGTTGAGAGCCAAAAAATAGATGATTTAAAACGTACGAACGAGAGATTGCTAAGACAAATAGAAAGACTTAAAGATAGAAACTCTGATTTAAAAGAATCAGTATATCGCGCCATATTCGATGGCATAAATACATTATCATTACCCAAGTTAAAACCACCGTCAAAGAAAAAATCACAAAAAGCCACAGAAGAAATCTGTGTTCCTCTTTTATCTGACATACAATTATCAAAGGTCACCCCTGATTACAACACAAAGATTGCAGAAAAAAGAGTTGAACAATACGCACAAAAAATTGTAGAACTTGCAGACCTACAGTCATCATTTACATCTGTAAAAAAATGCGTGGTTCTTGCTCTTGGAGACATAGTAGAGGGAGAGCTTATTTTTCCTGGACAATCACATCTAATCGATGCTTCTTTATATTCACAAGTAACCGTTGATGGTCCAAGAATCCTTTACAAATTCTTTTCAACATTGCTTGAAAGGTTCGAAACTGTAGATGTATACTGGGTTATTGGGAATCACGGTGCCTTAGGGGGAAGGAGTAGGCGTGATTATGACCCTGAAACTAACGCAGACCGAATGTTAGGTCGTATTTTAGATACGATGTTTGCTCGTGAGAAAAGAATAAAATTCATAGTACCTGACGGACAAAACGATAGAAACTGGTACACAGTTGCAAATCTTGGTAAGAAAGCTAAATTTCTTTGCTTTCATGGAGACCAAATAAGAGGACATGCAGGTATCCCATGGTATGGGTACAATAAAAAAATACTTGGGTGGAAGTCTCTTGCAGCCAACAAACTCATGGAAGATTTTAACTACGCGGTTTGTGGTCACTACCATACACCAACCACCATGTACATAAACGATACACGTGTTTGGGTAAATGGTTCTACAGAAAGTTATAATACATACGCTCTTGAACAACTAGCTAGTATGGGCAGACCATCACAATTTTGTTTGTTTGTAAAACCAAATAAAGGTGTTACTGCAGAATATCTAGTCAATTTAGAGGAATAATGACAGAAGTAAAAGAAAACAATACAAGAGTTGTAGCCGTTGAATATGCAGGTGTGGGGACAGTTCCACATTTTGTTATAGAATTAAACGGAGAGTACAACTATATACCAATAAAAACTGGTGTTACACGTATTGATAAACTTACAAATATTTAAAAAAAAATATAATTATAAATATTATTATTTTATAATTAGTTAAAACGAAGGAGCAGAATGACTAAAGAAGCATTTAATAAATTAACGAAACCATTTCCAAAAGAATATGTAAAGGACGCACCAAAAGGTAAGTTTGGAAAATACGTTTCACACAGTAGATATGTAGAAAGATTAAGAGATAGTAACATAAAATATTCATGGTCTTGTGAGCCAGTTTATGGAGACCATAAAGGTGTCAAAAGAATTGTCGGTGCTATTGGAACCATTACCCTTGAAGGTCATGGAACTTTTCAAGGCGTTGGAGATGTTGACACATTCAAGCTAGATAATAAATCAATTAATGATGGTTCATTACTCAAGGACGCAGAATCAGATTCCTTTAAAAGGGCTTGTATGAGATTCGGGTTGGGTGTTGAACTTTGGAGCGGTGATGTAACTGAGGAAGAATTTGAACGTTCTACACCCAGTGGTAAAACCACCGTTACAGAAAACGAGAGCAAAGTCGTAGTTGAGAAAGTCGTTGTGGCTCCTTCAAATTCGACTACGACAAGCTCTTCCTCATCAGAAGATAGTTTGTTTTGTCCGAAACCATGCTTTGGTTATGTAAATATAATTATGCCTGAAGATAAATCTAATCCTGCTTCTGCAGATTTTAGATGTTCAAAAGGTAAAGATTGTGAAAATGCAGACCAAAAAGGTCAATATAAATATGCTAAGTCCTGGTACAAAAATGATAAAAATTTACCATCAGGATTTAAAGAAGCATACAATGAAAGGACACAAACATTATTAAAAGAGCAAGGTATTGAAGTAAAGGCTAGGTCTCTTGATGAGATTAAACCTGGAGAGGCTCCTTTCTAATGAGTCATCCTGTACCTGGATATGATTATCATTGCGAATATTGTTTTGAGTTATTTGAAGATGGACCACACAACTGTAAAAATCAATAAACTTGATTTAGTTAAAAGCATTCTTGAAGATGAGCATATTGTTTGTAGACATAAAACTGGTTTTGATTTAAGAAAACAAATTCATGATTTAAAAGTAAGACACAATTATATTATTTATTCTGAAAGATGTAATTGTAATACAGTCCAAAGAAAACATATTGGATATTCTAAAGACTGGGCTATTTAATAGCAGAAGCCAAGACAGAAAGGCTAACGTTCTTGGCTTTGCTATAAGTATTACTTGCTAATTTGTTTTTTAGCATATGCTTTTACAACTGCTAAAGCTGCGCCACCACCTGCGATAGCTGCCAACTGCAACGAATCTGCGTCAACACCTGCAAGGGGAGCAACAACTAAAGCACCGATGAAAGCCTCAATAAAGGTCCATACGGTTCGCTCAAGCATATCTTTGAGTTCTTCACTCATTTTATAACTCCATGCGTCATTCCAAGGTGTCCACCTCACATCTTTCTTAAATGTGCCGTCTTGGTTTCTTTGTCTTTTATTTTTTTCAAATAAATCTGACATTATAAAATACTCTTTCCACTTAGTTTAGCATTTAAAACTTTAATTTCACCGCTTATCTCTTGTAGCTTTTCATATACATCTGATTTCTCTGCAGGTTTGTCAAGTAATTTATTTATAGTTGTGTATTCTATAGTTACTTTCTTACCTTGTAATAATTGATTAGCTACTTTTGAATACATTTTTTTGTACGCCACAGTGCTGCTACCAATAAACCCATCCTTAGATACTTCTAAATCCTGTTGTGTTTCTCCAACTATAAGACAACCTGATGTGTGTTCGTCTGTATTCCCAGTGTGAATCAAAATGTATGTAAAATTAGGTACATCTTGTATATGTAACATTCCATAGTGTGCATTCTTATATCTTTCTGAATACTTGGCGTGAAAGCCACCTGTTTTTCTAAACTCAATATTATATGTTCCCTCAGGTATGCAAGTCTCGTGCATAACTTTTACTGCTTGATATTGGTCCTCTAAAGTAAAACACTCGAATACACCATCAATCAATAAAATACCATTGGTTGCATCAGTGCCAAACTGAGTTCTAACTACTGTTAGTTTCATATTATTCCTTTCTAAATCCTATGGTTAACAACCATACACCTAATGTTATTATAGTAGCAAGTCCTGTTATTTGTTGGGCGCTTCCCGTAAGTGTAAGAGTTGCAATTATTAATCCAACTAAAGTCCAACTTAAATTAAGTGTTTCCTTTATTGCTTGAACTATCCAATTCCATAGTTTGTTTATCATAATGTTTTCCTAAACATAAACGCTGCCATACTTGCTATTCTAGTCAAAATAACAGGGACTACCACCTCTTGAGCTTTTTCTTTTTGGTCTTGTGTCATATCATCGCCAATGTTTGCAATACTTATATCTTCAAAATCTATATCTACAAAAGTTTCTATTGGATTCTCTAAGAATGTTTCAAACTGTACTTCTGTAACAACATCAGCAAGTGTATAGTTTTCCACATCTGCATTCTCTACAGCTCTTTCAACGTACTCTTCAACAGCTTCTGCAACAACCTCATCTTCTTTCACAGCCTCTGCAATAATCTCAACATCTTCTGTTTGTACCTGTAATACCTCTGCAACAACCTCAACCTGTTCTTCTGTAAGCTCTTCTATCTCTTCTATAGCTTCCTCTACAACAGCCTGAACTATTTCTTGTACTTCTTCTGTAGCTTGTTCTAAGTTCTGTACACCTATATCATTAACCTCTTCTAGTACTTCTACAACTTCGGTGGTGTCGAGTTCTTGCACAAAAGTTTCAATTGCTTCTTCGATTTCTTCATCTGTTAAATCATCTTCTTCAATATCAGGTATTTCTATTATTTCTTTTAACTCTTCAATCTCTTCTTCAACCACTTCGTCAATAGATACTTCCTCAATCTCTTCGGTAATATCTTTGACCTGTGAAATCTCTTGGTCATCATTTCTTCGTATATCTTCTTCGAGTAACTCATCTTCCTCTACCTCTTCAAACTCTGTATCAAAGTCATCTATGTCTATATCTATATCTTTTATATCCTCTATTATTATAATCTCTACCTCTTCAAAATCTTCTAAAAATTCTTCTACTTCGATAATTGTATCAATAAACTCTTCAATCTCTTCCTCATCTTCAAATGTAAATATTTTAAATTCTTCTTCAAGTTCAAGTTTTTTAGTTTCTCTTTCGAGTTCCTCCTCAGTAAGCTCATCTTCCACAAACTCAGGTATATCAACATCATCAAAAAACTTTTCTCCGAGTTCTCCCATGTCCTCTTCCTCAATGATTTCAATGTCATACTGTTCTAAATCTCCTCGTTCTATCTGTTCATCAGTAAGCTCAACACCATAGATTTCTAAATTCTTTTTGCGTTGATTATCTCTCTCTACTGTACCATCATCTATTTCATGTTGTTGATACTCTGCCTCTTCACCATTATCTAAGATAACTATAAACATTTCAGGTTCAGGTGGTGGAGGCGGAATGTAAGGTTCAGGCTCAGCTTTAGGTGGCGGAGGTATTGTAGTAGTAGTTGTAGTAGTTGTAATGGTTGGTTGTATGTATTTGAATGATATATCATCAAGCAAAGACCAGTCATTGATTGTAATTGTAAAACTTTCTATAAATGTTTCTAGTGTGTCGTATATATTGTAAACAACATCCTCAAACATATTTTCTATGTCTGTATTATCTTGACCCTCTAACACATTTACTTGTGTTGTTTCATCAGTATGTGTGTATGTAACTGTTCCATCATTATTTAATGCACCAATCCTGAAACCTACTTCGTATATATCTATCTCTAGTTCTTCTTCATCTACTGTTGTAGTTTCAGGTAATGTAAATGTATAGTCATTACTATTGTTATTATGTTGTTGATAATGTAAATTCATGTGAAAATCTGTCATACCACAACATGACCAATTACCATTACTATGTCTATCATCTATCTGTATGTTATTATCTACTTCATTACCTTGACTATCTAACTCATCCTCAGGTAACTCTATATCTGTAGATTGTTCCCATTCAGGAATAGTTGTAGTGGTTGTAGTTGTTGTAGTAGTTCCTGTTTCTTCAGGTATTGTGGTCGTAGTTGTTTCTTCAGGACCATCAAATGTTTCTATTTCTTCAACCTCTCCAGGTATCGTAGTGGTAGTAGTTGTAGTTGTAGTATTCTCTTGTTCTTCTTCGTTAGCTAATGCTGATATTGGTAGCATAACTAAAGATGTTATTAACCACCATTGCAACAGCCTTGACCGCAGCACATATTACCTCCTACATTAGGGCGTTGACTAACACCACCAATGCAGACCCTGCTACAAGCCAACCGCTTAGTTCTTGTCTTGAAATTTTA